TGTCATTCCAATTCCAATTGGCGCAACGCTTGTGCCTGAAAAGATGGTTCTTCATTACGACCCGCCTCTTCAGACTGCTGCCACCAACTCGACGATTACTGTTACGGTACCGGCTGGCCCTTCCGGTTTGGGGGTATCCAGCTTTACGGTTAATGGTTACAGGTTATAAGGAGGACTAAATGGAAGCGAAAAAGGACCGCGTCATTACAATTAACGACTCAAAAGTGAGAGTCGTCTGGACACCTCATGGGATCGATGTAGAAATAATTTCTACACATCCTGGTGACAGTATTGGGATCAGTTAATGGCACGCTGCCGCGACCCCTTATTTCTTTCTGACATAGTTGTGCATCCTTGCGAGGCATTTAACGGTCCCAATATCCCATTAGGAACGGCCCCCGGTTCAGTCCTGGCCCTGTTGAGTGGACAGCTTTGCGGTTCATTTTTGGGGCGCTTTAATAATGAAGCCTTTCCGGAGGCGATTGTTATTAACGGAGCAGAGCTTGTTGTCGGTAGCGGTTTGCGTGGGACGGTTGGGGATGTTCAATTATCGATTTTGGAAGTGTTGCCCGAAGGGGTGAATAGCCCACGAGAAAACGCGAATGGAGCAGCTATCCACTTTGCGGTTGTCGATCCTTCAACATGGGCGTTACCAAATTTGCAAGCGGACACTAACGAGACAGTTGTTGGTACCCCAGCGGGAACATTTATAAGCTCGATCCATAATACGACGGTGGGATCGATAGTGGCTATTACGAATCTTAGTGTGGCAGGTTCGGTCACGATTGGGCCATATCGATCAATTATTACAGGGGCGTCACTGCCATCGACTGCAACGACTATCACTTTTGATTTGGTGGAGACACTTGCCGGGATAGGTAATTCCCCTCATACTACGACCGGACTTTCAGTGAAGGTATATTCGTAATGGCCACCACGATTCCTGCTGTCATGGCTTTGCTAAGGACCCCAACTGCAATTAACAATTGCCCAGCTTGGGAGCTTCTTCCTGTCAAGCCGATCACCGTGGCCCAGCGAGCTACCGCTATCACGGCGATCCTTGGCGGAACTGTCACGACCGAGGCTGATTGTCTCGCGCTTGTGGCAACGGCTGCTGTTGCAGGCGTAAGCGAGAAGCAGATTTATGAGCTGATGTCCCACAACGCGGGGACGGTCGGCTAATGGGTCAGCCCCGCTCGGTCAGCAACACTTCGCCGATTACCGTCACAGGACTTACGGCAGCAACATGCGTTAAGGTTGGCGGCGGCTGGGTTCACAGTGCGGCGGTGACCCTTACCGGTCCCTGCAATCTGAATGATGCTGCTACGGCGGCCGGGGCCGCAACTGCCAACCTTATTGCAGTGCTACCGACCGGGACGAATGTCTATCAGATAAGCATGAAGTTCAATAATGGTCTTGTGGTTACCCCGACGGGGTCGGCGTCTGTAACGTTTGAGTAGGTATTCCTAAAATGGCGATGACTATATTGCGAAGCTTTGCGGTGCCAAGCGTCATTGGAGACGGGGAAAGTGTGACGTTTGCCTTTGATTTTAAGGATATGATAGATTCTGATGTTAGTATTCCTAATAAGAAACCACTATCTATTTTCGTATTCTCTTCAAACTATGCCCCACATCCTATTTCAGCTGTACTATCAGATAAAACAGTTGTGACGTTTTCCTGGGATACTGCATTGGCATCAGGGGCTGGAAACCAATTATCTTTGAATGTGCAGTTCTTGTTCCTGGGAGAGTAATATCTTATGGCTGATTACGGATACGGAACTATCGCCACGGTTGGAGAAGACGGGTTCAATTCCGTCGACTGGGCCGCCATGAATAAGGGCATTACGCCCGTGTTCACGATTGTTCCGATTGAAGACGAGAAATCATCGATAGAGCAGCAACGGGCTGTTTATCGGGACACTGAAGTTGTCCTGCTTTACATCGCAGGTGATCAGTTTTCGGTGCACTCGGCTCCCGTTGATGAAGCTATCAAGCGCCGGTTCCCCGATCAGTATGCCAATTGGAAACGGACGAACCAGGGGCGGACGATCACTGGCACGCCCTTGAAGTTCTGGCCGATGGCTACGCCGGCCTTCATCAAAGAAATGGAGTCCATCAATGTGTTCTCTGTTGATGACCTGGCTAACATTGCTGATGTTCACGTTGGCAACATGCCGGATGGCCGAGTGTGGCGAGACCGCGCGGCGGCATGGCTAGCCAACGCCAGTGACACGGCGGCAACGTCCAGGTTTGCGGCCGAAAATGATCGGCTTCGTGAACGGTTGGACGCCCTCGAGACGAAACTGCGGAAGCAGATTGAGCGTGAGTTCAAGGAAGAGATTGTAGCGGCTGATGGCAAGACCCACAAGAAACGCGGGCCTCGCTTTATGAGCCCAGAGAAGCGGGAAGAGGCTCGGGCTCGGATGACGGCCATGTGGGCCAAGAAGAAGGCCGCTCAAACGGCCTAGCTAGGATGGGCCGTGTCATATGGATTGGTATACGGTAGGCCTGATGCGTTATCTGATATCCCTTCCAGCCAGGGCGTCCCTGTACTACAGGCTGTACCACCCCAATCCATTCAGCCTCTTCCACAAACTCTTTCTTCACTTCCGCCAGGTCCGTCAAGAGCAGCTACAGACCCGCAGGGATATCAGCCAGTAGGGACGCTTGGCTTGGGGGGTCGCGTGCCATGACCTTACTCACCATTGTTCAGGACGCGGCCGTTCGTGTCGGCTGGTCAGCTGTCCCCACTTCGGCTATCGGGAATGTGTCCCCAGATGCCTTGAACATCTCTCAGATGATCGCCTTTGTACAGGATGCTGGCCGTGATTGCATGGAGCGCGCAAACTGGACGGGCCTCGACCGTGCCGCGACTATTACCGGTGACGGTACGACAACCCTGTTTACCCTGCCTGCTGACTGGAACCGCTTCAATCCTGGAGACAAGGCCCCTAATAGCCCACTGGTTTCATCTAAATATCCTCTTACACCGCTTTTTGGGCCAATAAACTCTGAAGAGTTGAACGCCCTCAAGGCGCTGCCCGCTTCTACGGTGCGACCAGTTTGGCGGATGATCGGTGGCTCCATCGAGATTTGGCCAGCCCTGTCCTCGGGTGAAATCGTCACCTTCAACTACTTCTCATCAGCATGGATTCTTGCCGTGGACGGCATAACCCGTCGCAAGCGCTGGGTTGTCGATACGGATGTCTCCTTGATCGAGGAAGACGTCATCATGAAAGGTGCAGCATGGCGTTGGAATCAGAGTAAAGGCCTAGACTACGCTGAGATGTTCCGTGCTTATGAGATGGCTTTCATGCGGAACGCTGCGCAGCAAATGACCGAGCGGATCACCTCGACTTCCACAAATGCGCCATACACAGCAGATCAAGGCTTCTTCGGTGTTATTACCGATAACACGAGTCACTGATGTGTGGGAGGGAACTGTTGAGAAGTTTGCCGAGGTCGACACTAAGCCGCTGACCGACTGGCTGCTTCCTATTCCGTTCGAGGTGTGGCCCCAGCAGAACCCTGCCAATCAAGAGCTTAAGCCTGCCATGACCAATGAGAGCTGGTACGGCTTGAAGGGTGTCTCGGATTATCTGATTGACAAATTGCACCCGCTTCTCGGTGCCCCAAAGATTAGAGACCGAATGCTCTCGGTTGTGATGCCCGGGCACGATATCTCCCCGCACAGGGATATATTCGGGCCTGAGTGGATTTGTCGGGTTCATGTGCCGCTTACGACCAATAGCTGGGCTACTTTCATGGTGGAATCGGTCCCCTATTGGATGGGAGTTGGTTATGCCTATAAGGTGAATATCTCGAAAGTTCATGCCGTTGTGAACAATGGCAGGACCCCTCGCATCCACTTCATGTTTGATTGCTATGTTGCTTAAGGCGCTGAACGATAAAACGCAGGGGAAGAAGGGACAGATTTCTCAGTCCCGAGCCCTAATTGCGCCTGTTAAAGGCTGGTATGTTGGTTCTCCGATGGCCAATGCCCCTGCAGGAACTGCTTTCCTGCTAGAGAATGCCTTCCCAGAATACGATTATGTGCGGGCTCGTGGTGGTGCCCTCGAGTGGGCGCACGGCATGACGACCAAGATTGTGGCGCTCATGCCCTACACGAACGGGGTTGTTGCGTATTTGTTTGCCTATGATAGTGCCGGCAAGATTTTTGACGTGACAGTTGGGGGAGCTGTCGGGGCAGCGGCAGTCACAGGACTCACTGCAGCGGTAGACGTGGCCTATTGCCAGTACTCGGGGACTGGGCCACAAACCCTGATTGTGGCCAATGGTTCCAATGTGCTGCAGTTCTTCAACGGCGCGACATGGTCAACGAACCCAGCTTGGACTTTTGGCAGTCTCGCGGCCAGTGGGACAATTTCTTTCGGGTCCAATCCCCTTACTGGTTCTGTAATCGACCTGAACGGGACCTTTGTCACCTTCACTAACGTGCCTGCGGTGAATACTGTTCCAATCGGCGGAACGCTTGCGGAGACACTGCAGAATTTGCAAAGCTTCTTGAACGGCTCGAGCGATGAGCAAATCGTTAAGTGCACTTATCTTGCCTCGCTGACCGTTCTGACAATCACTTTCGTGATTGCGGGGACGGAGGGGAACGCATTCACGATATCGGCTGGCACTTCTCCCGCATCTGGTGGCACGGTGTCTCATGCGACACTGCAGGGCGGAACGGATGGTGCGATGCCAGCTGCCATTTCATCTGTCTGGGAGTATAACAGCCGATTGTACGGTATTGGTGTAGGCACGACCGATGTTTATTATCCCGATGTCAATGCAATCGGGGGTCCTACCACCATTTTCCCGATCGCGCCCTTGCTCAGATACGGTGGCCAGCTTGTGGCTGGCGGTTCTTGGAATCAGCTTACCTCAAACGGTGTCCTCTATCAGTGGTTCGTGGTTTCTTCCGAGGGCGAGGTCGTTTTGTTCAACGGGGGGTTTCCTGGTGATCCAGCATGGAGGCAGGCAGGCTGCTATAAGATTGGTAGGCCACTTGGCATCCACTGCATTAACACGGTGGGCGGCGACGCCTCGATCATGACCGAGGATGGTATTGTTGCTATGTCTCAGGTTGTCCAGATTGATGAGGCGGGCCTATTCAATAAAGCTCTGACCGTGCCAATCGCGCCGGCATGGAAGGAAGCTGTTCAGGCTCGTACTACTTATAAGGGATGGCAGATGACCCTTTGGCCAGTTCGCTACATGGCCATTGTCAATCTGCCACAGCTCACGCTGCCAAATATTCAATTCGTGGCCAATGAGCGCACAGGGTATTGGTGCCGCTTCTCGGGCTGGGATGCGCAGAGTTTTGCGGTGAGCGGCCTGACGACAAGCAATCTATTCTTCGGAACATCGGATGGCCGCGTCATGCAGGCCGAAACCGGTGGCATGGACGATGGCAAGTCCTATACGATGATGGTCTTCTATTCTTATAGCGGCATCGGATCGCTTGATGTTGGCTCGATCGGTGGTCCTGGCGAGCAACAGACAGTCAGTCAGAGTCAGGCGGTTGCGCGCAAAAAGATAACCATGGTGCGCGCCAGGTTTCAGACAAATATTCCCGCGATTGTTCCGACGATAAACATCAACGTGGATTACGATACCTCGGTGCCTAGCCCTCCTGGTCCAACTGGTACAATACCCGCCGGGGCTGTTTGGGATGTGGCGAAGTGGGATGTTGATAAATGGACAGGGCCGGTGTTCAGCCAAAGCCAGAATTGGATACCAACTTATGCTATGGCCTCGGCAGTCGCACCAATTGTCCAAGTGACGTTTAAAAGCTCTGCTACGCCAGATGTGCGGCTTACCAACGTGGACGTGCTGTTTGAGCCGGGGAACATCTTTGGGTAGGGGCGTCGTCCAGCACAACGTCTTGGCCAAGAAACTTGTAGAGGAGGCCTGCGGCGGAAAAATACTTGACCCTAATTATACGGGGATTGTCTTCTTGGATGGCAAGCATGTGCTTGGTGCTGGTGTGTTTACGAATTACTGGCCAGGCTGTGATGTTGAGTACACAGCCACGCTTTACGATGGAATTGTTGGGATCAGGATCGCCAGGATAGTGGCACATCATGTGTTCGTGACGATGGGCTGCCATAGATGTACGGCCATCACTCGTCGTGATAATATCAAAGCTCAGACTGCCCTGGCCAAGATAGGGTTCATGTTCGAAGGCGTCATGCGCGAGCATTTTCCAGGCAGGGTTGATGGCTACGTTTTTGGTTTGCTGCGAACTGAGCAGCGCTTGATAAAGGGATTAAGCTAATGGGTGGCGGCGGCGGTTCTCAACCTCCCTTACAAGCACCCTTTCCGCAGGCCCCCGACCCTTTCGCCGTGGCACAAGCTCAGACTGGTTACAACATCGACACGGCGCAAGCCCAGAACCTTCTGAACAATGTTAATCAGTATACGCCCTACGGAAATGTCTTCTATTACCAGAATGGGGTGCAGCGCGTTGGCGCATCTCCAGGCACCGCTGCAACGCCTGGCACTGGTGGTTTCTGGAACGGCAGTTCGTGGCAGTCGACTGGGGGCAGTGCAGGCACGCCAGCCACTCAGGGCTGGGATGTTCCGACCTACACTCGGCAGGTCGAGCTTAATCCGAACATCCAGGGCCTTGTAAATAGCATTCCGAACAAGCCATTAGACCTTTCATGGGGCAATAAGCAGAATCAGATATTTGGGCTGGAACGAAATTCGCTTGATCCGTACTGGAAACAACAGACAGAACAGAACAATCAAAGTCTTGCTAACCAGGGCCTGACCCCCGGCTCGCAGGGCTACACTGCTCAGCAGACACAATTTGGGATTAATAAGGGGAATGCCTACGACCAAGCCATGCTATCGGCCCAGGGACAGGCCGCATCTGACCTATCTGCCGAATACATGTCACCGATCAACGCCCTTGGTGCATTGGCTGGTGGTATTGGTGTTGGTGGCCCGTCCGCAACCGCGCAGGTCCAGCCAAGTCCATATGCGCAAATTTCCCAAAGTAATTATGCCACTGGTGCACAGATGTATGATGCTGCGCTGCAGCAGCAGACGGCTCTCCAACAAGCACAGATGCAGCAACAGAATCAGATGATGGGTGGCCTGTTTGGTCTTGGTGGCAATTTACTTGGTGCTATTCCAGGGATCATCTCTTCCGACCGTCGCGACAAGACTGATATCAAGCGGATTGGTATAGATGGCGGGACCAGGCTTCCGATGTACGCCTACCGCTACAAGGATGACCCGAAGTCCTATCCGAAAGTGGCAGGCGTTATGGCGCAAGATGTAGAAAAGAAATATCCTGGATCGACAACAGAGATTTCAGGACATAAGGTAATCCTATCAGGAGCTGTTCAGGCTTTTGGATTAGGAGGTATCGGCAATGCTAACAGTAAGGGCCAAGGCTTATAAGAAAGAATGGACAGATAAATGGCGGAAGACAGACGTCGGAATCCAATATTGGAAAAACCATTATAGGAAACCGCATGTCATACAGAGGATAAAAAAATATAAGAAGACTGAGTTTTTTAAGATTGGTGTCTTACTAGCTAATGCGAGGAAAAGAGCTAAGGTATTTGGTATACCATTCAGCATAGGTAGGGACGATATCAAGATACCAAAATTCTGTCCAATATTTGGGGTTGAACTAATCTGGGGAGATGGCCAGCCTAAATTCAATTCTCCATCGTTGGATCGTATAGACCCCTTACGCGGGTATGTTCAGGGGAATGTTTCCGTAATCTCGTGGAGGGCGAATACGATTAAAAATAATGGGACAGCTGAGGAGCATAGGCTTATTTCGGAATATATTAGTATGTTTGGGCTTGGAGATGTAAATGTACAAGACTTGGCTTGATGATGTGCGCGGCGCATATATGAAACATTGCCGTGTTCGTGTGCATATCCAAGCGGACACAAATGTGGAAGGAATCGAGCAGTCACGACGGCTATTCGGTTTGGGTCTACAGCGTCCACATATTTTGAGTCAGACAAATGCCTTGTCTCGGGCGCTGAGAGAACTTGGAAGAGAACTTGGAAATGGCTGACGATCCCAATAGCATTGGCGCAGGTGCCCCCGATCCATATGTTCAATCGCTGATTGATAAGTATCGGCAACAGCAGCTTGCCCAGCAGCTTGCCTCTGGTGGCGTGGGTAATCCCAAGAACATGGGTGAGGGCGTTCAGGCCCTTGGAACCGGCTTCATCAATATGCTGCAGGGGTTCAAGACTCTTAATCAGAATCAGCAGAACCTGGCTTTGGGGAATGCTCTAGCTGGCCAGATTGGTAATCAACCCATTACTTCGCCGCCGCCACTTCCGACCTTGACGCCCCCGTCAATGGTTTCGCCTGGCTCTGCGAGTACCGGTTCTCTACCGACGCCTATCGCGTCTGCAGGTCAAACCTCGCCATCAGTGGCTATGGCTACGCCATCTGGTGCCGACCCTATTGGAGTTGGACTTGCGGGAATAGCGAAGGTTGAGAGTGGGGGGACAAAAGACCCGTACGGTATTGTCAATAGTATTGGTGCTACTGGTAAATATCAAATGATGCCAGGGTTCTTGGATCATTACGCATCGGGGGCTGGCTATCCAGAGATGACGACTAGGGCACTCAAGGGAAATGCTCAGGCGCAAGAAGATATTGCGCGGTATGCTTATAGTCAGATGCTGAATAAGGGGGACTATCCTGGTGGTAATTTTCCGAGTTCCACTGGCGATCCAAATCTTGTTGCTCACGGCTGGTTAAGTGGTCATCCCACTGGCAATCCTAGGGATAGAGTAACTGGGATCAGTGCTAACGATTACGCAGCGAATGCGACTGCCAACCTCCCTAGTTCGTTTGGGGTCCCGCCTGGACAAACTGCTGGTCCCGCTGTTCCATCCAATTTGCCCTCGCCTATACCACGGCCGGCAGCAATGGCCGCGCTTCCGCAGACAGCGGTGGCTCCTGCCGGTGCCGTGCCGGGGTTCCGAGACAACCTTGGGCCGGGTGTTGGCGGCGGCGTCGGCCCTGCACCCACGGCCCTAGCCGCTGATGGAGCGCCGCAATCCATGGGGCCGACGCCTTCCAGCGTCAACCCGGCTCTATCACCTACTCCTATGGGGCCACCACAAGGATTCGTCCCGCCTGGTGGAGACCCCGGGGCGGCAGTTGGCCCCCCGGCTGCCGCTCCACCCGTCGCCCCGCAGGCGGCACCCAGGCCTGCGGGTATACCTCCCGTGGCTGCGAGTGCGCCTGTTCCAGTTCAGGCTGCTGCCCCAGCTGCGGGAGGTTCTGCCTATGATCCAAGGACAGGAAGGTTTTTGGCGCCGGGCGAACAGCTACCTGGTTACGCTCCGGCCCCTATGACCAGCACCGGTTCTGCCGTTGGTGGCCTTAATGGTCTCCTTGCTAGCCTGTTTAGTGGTGGCGGCAGAGCTGTACCAGCAGCTGCGCCACCTACCGCACTAGCCAGTAGCCTAGGAGGACAGCCGCCAGTGCCAGCGGGGGGAGGCCAAGCATTACCACCAGCTCCGCGCGGTTACGTTGCTCCCGTAGGCGCTTCTGTATCTCAAGGTGCCGGTCCAAGCGGTCCTCCAGGTGGCGCAGTGTCTCCTGCCGTTCCCTCTGCTCCCGGTAATACCACTCCCAATCCATTGCTTGCTCCTCTTGATGAGAGATATAAATATTTCAACGCGCAGGCCAATAATGCTGATGCACAGGCTAGGAGCTATGAACAGCAAGCCGCCCGGTATTTCAATACGCCAGCCGCCGCTATCTTCCAGCAGCAGGCGACTGCCGCTCGGACCCAAGCGAATGCATTCAGGGCAGAATCGGATAAGACTTTTAGTTCCTATTTGGATATTCAGAAGGAAGCGAACCCTCCTGCCGCTCGTGTTATGACCGATGCTGAGAAACAGACTGCTGGGCTCGGAGACACTGAAGGCGTCTACACAATCAAGCCTGATGGCACGATTAGCCAGGTTACTGGGTCAGCCGGGGAAAGCAAACCGACATCGGTAAAAGAGTTCGAGTATGGCAAGGCCCACCCTGAGTTTGCCAAGGCTTCTAGATGGGTCCCGAATGCAAGGACCGGTCCACTTGGCGAACCAATAGGTGATTGGGTTCAACCACCCAATCCTGCGGCCGGTGGTGTTGCGCCCCCCGTTTCTCCGGCAGTTGGCAACCAACCCGCCACTGATCCGACTAGTGGTCTTACTGATGAACAAAAGGCTGCGGTTGGAACACCAAATAGTTACACGCTGCCGAAGACCTCGGCGGGGACAGCTCCGCTCCCGGGGCTGCAGTTGACTAAGGAGCAGAACGCCGCGCTAGCCAATATCCCTCCTGAACGGCAGGGGATGGTCAGAGCCATCCTTGCAAATGATATGGAGCTTCCGAAGGTTACGGCCAAGAATAAGCTTGGCAATCTTCTGAACCAGGACGTTCGCAATGTCATCCCTGATTTTGATGCGCAATCTCAAGCTGGCCGAGTGGCGGCAAAGAAAGAGTTTCTCTCAGGCGGTAATCAATCGCTTGGTAAGCAGATTGAATTCGGTGATACGGCGATTAGCCATCTTGCCGATGTTCCAGAGCTGTCTGATAACGTTGACAAACAATTGGGGAATCCATCGGAAGGTCCTTTGTCCGGTGTCGTTGGAGGTGCTGGTGCTCAAGCAATAGGGGCGCATATTGGGGCCTACACAACCGGAGGCGGAGGGGCGATGGATGCAATCCATGCTAAGGCCCTTACCTTCAGTGGTGAGCTAAGCAAATATTTGACTGGTGGCGAAGGCACTGAAGCGCAGCGCGAAGAGCAGGCTAGTTTTCTAAGTGGAGCCAAGACCACCTATGAAAGAAAGCTTAACGCTCTCGGCCTTCTGGACACGATCGCTGGTCGTAAGGACTTCATTCAATCGGCATGGCACAATGCTGCAGGCCCCAATGTGGCTGACTTTCCAGTCATGTCTCCGATTGCTCAGAAGAAGATGGACGAGATTAGGGCATGGGCAACGAGTGGGGATGGCGCGGTTGACCCAATCACGAAGGCACCAAAGGATCAGGCGGAAACTCCCCCGGGTGGATTGCAAGGCGGAGAGCAAGTACCAGCAGCTCCTCCCGCCGTACCTGCAGCCGCCCCTTCTAATGCTTATCCTGGAGCAGGCGCGCAGACATATGCGCCAGGGACATACGTAGTGCCTGGCTCGACCGCCGGGAAGACGCCATCTTGTTCACCTGGGATGTTGAAGGGTGAACAAGATACGCGTGATCCATATTATATTGCAGCTGGCGGGGTAGGGCCTGCTCTTGCTTTGGCTTTGGGACCGTCTCTTGCCAGGCTTGGAATCCATGCTGGCGGCAAGGTTCTAGGTGGGGCTCTTACTGGGGCTGGCCTTGCTGGTGGAGGCGCTAGGGCATGGAAGTATTTCAAATAGGACAAGCCAATGCCTAGAGATGGATCAGGAAACTACACGCGGCCGGTCAATTCGGTTGACCCAGCGGTACCTGCCACGACGATCAGTTCAACTGACTTCAATCAGCTGACGCTGGACCTTGCTACGGAGATGACTGACTCGCTTGATCGTAGCGGCAAGGGCGCGATGTTGGCTCCTCTCGGCATGGGAGGGTTCAAGATCACCAATTTGGGCACGCCAGCAGCCGCTTCCGATGCAGCAAGGCTAGATAATGTCACGGGCATTGTCCTTGCTGGGGATGTGACTGGCTCGACAGGGACCAACGTGGTTGGGAACGTGCCGGGCGGTAAGGTCATCGGGCTTGCGGCAGGCTCGTTCGCGGCTGCTGGTAAGGTTGGCGAGGTTATTTCGGCTAGTGCAACGGTTCCGCTTTCGCCCAGCGTGACCGCGAACATCACCTCAATCACCTTAAGCGCTGGTAATTGGCTGATGTTTGCCGAATATAATATTGGTAACGGCGCCACCATGCAGAACATCAATGTTCTAATTTCCACCGCCACTGCTGTCCTGACTGGGCTCGTGGGTAATGTCTATTCGGCCATCAACATGGCGGCTGGGACAACCTTTGCGAGTGGCTCGCAGTACTATTCCATGGTCGGCATGACCGTCGTCTCGATCGCCTCCCCGACCACCTATTACCTGAACGCAAATTGCTTCTTCACTGGCGGAATGAATATCGGCGGCGTCTTGACGGCCGTGAGACTTGCCTAGCGCGACCTCACTATCTAGTGTATTGATCAATGAAGCGCGCTACTAATAGGACCGGGATCAAAGCCAATGGCTAAGTATCAGTTTAACACGCGATCGAACGCGACCCCCACACAGACTAACGCGGGTACCACAGCAAAGACATTCGCCAATGTCACCGCCGCAACTGCCACGCTCTGTCGTGGGCAGATTTACGAGATGAACGTGGGGGCTGACGGTGCTCCCAATGCGACCGATTGTGCGATTGTCTATGACGTGTCGCGGTGTACTTCCACCGGAACCGGTGTCACGGCATCGGCCAACCCACTCTTTCCTGGTGACGTGGCGACTCGGGCTGTTCCTAAAATCAATCACACGATTGAGCCCACCTATGCTGGTACTACAGACTTTACGGTGTCTATCTGGTCGGTAATCCTGAATCAGCGTGCCTCGCAACGGTGGATTGCGGCGCCGGGTTCCGAGCTTCTTTGGCCGGCAACCAACGTCAAT